GGCCTTCTTTACGCGCTACTTTGTAGCGCGGTTTAAACACCTGTTTGGTGCACTACTGACGTTGGTGCTTGTACATTGCTACTAGGGTTTCCTTAGTGTAATGTGGTTTGGAGAGGTGTAACCTTTGCGTGCTGACTTCGTGTCAGGTGGTTTTAGGGATTCATCTTTTGCCGTAACTGATCACCGGCTGTAGAGATCCGCTTTAGTCATGAATAATTGCAAGAGCTGAGGTGGAATGACAAAACACATTAGATGAGGTTGAGGGTGACCTTGGACTCGTCTTTTGTGGCCGCTTGGTTCGTCCGACACTATAACTTGGTAACAAGATGTGGGCGGTGTTGCGTTTGTCATTTTGCTGATGTAATTGCTTTGGCTAGTGGCTGAAGTGCATGTTGCATGTGCTATAGAACATGCCGTTTTCGGAGTTGTTCGTAAAACAACTGTCCAACTTTTAACACAACCTACAACTATGGCTACAACTAAAAGAAAAGACGATATGGTGCCTTTGCTAGTCGCTCCCTCTGTTGGAGCTTATGGTGTGACCCGACGCGATCACCAGCTAGCTAAAGATAATATTGCCTTTGATGAGACTGTGTTTCAAGCTGATTCACCACATAGTGGTATATTGACTTCCATACTTTCTGCCATTGATCCTGTTATGGGCATTTTTGGTGCAAATACTGGATTAGGTGGCATGGCTGCTAACCTTTCTCGAAAGGTAGGACAAGTTACTGGATTGACTGGAATTTTTGATCAACCTGCTATTTCAGTTGAATGTGAGAATGCAAATGCTGTTGTCGACAGACCTCAATTAGTTCGCTCTTTGAAGTTGCATGAAGGAGACTGGGTGAATCCTGTTGATGATATCATTAGTAGTGGTCATGACGAAATGGATTTATTGGCGCGTTTGCGCATTCCTGCGCGGATTGTAGCTACCCCTTGGACTGGTACGAAGGCTTCAGGAGAAGTTCTATATGAGTTTCAGGTGCATCCAGGTAACTGTGTGTATTACGAGGCTACTATGGCTCAGAACTTTAACTCGACTCCTTTAGCGTTTTTCAGTACTTTCTTTGAATACTACCGTGGATCAATTGAGGTGACAGTTGAGGTTGTGAGCACAAAGTTACACCAGGGTCAATTGTTTTTGACATTTGACCCATTGGCTCGTCATTCTAATGTCCCTCATAAGACTCGAGATCAGTTGAGAACGTGTCCTTTTGCCATTATTGATATTAGTCATACGAAACGTTATACGGAGCGAATACCGTATTTGTCTCCATTTGACTATAACCGATCTAACCTACCCATGACAGTTATTGGGCAAACACCCTATGATTCTTTGGGAAGGTTTTCAATAATGGTGCAGAATCCTCTTGTGGCCCCAACGACAGTTGGAGCTTCTGTTGATGTGAACATCTACATCAATGCTGGACCAGATTTTGAATTCATGATGCCGAAGGCGGAACCGTCCTTATTTTATTATGAGAATGGTTCTTTCCAAGGAGATGAAGGACAGTTTGTGAACACCGTACCTGTGGAAGCGAGCAAGGTTATTCCGGTGCGCAGTGCATTGCAACAAGTGACTCATGTTGCTAATGTTGCGAGCGCTGACACTGAGAATATTCTTGGTCGAGACTACATGGTGGCCTCGGGTGTAGAATGGTCTACATCTCAGGCTACTGGGACAGAATTAGCCAATTTCCAATTCCCGTCAGTTTTCTGGCAGGAGGATTTGGCTACTCATGGATTGGCTAATTACCATGCTTATCAGCGTATGGATTTTGAGTTTACCATTAAGGTTAATCCAAGTGCATTCCATGCCGGGATGTTACTGGTTAACTGGTTTCCCCGGTACAAGGAAGATACTACCGGGCTCAGTTATGGAAGTGTTTATAATTCCAGAACTCAATTTCCCCATGCGTTTATTGATTTGAGTGCTGAGACTGAGTGTAAGTTGCGAGTTCCATACTCATATTATTCACGTGTAATGCCCATGAGTGGTTTCCCAGTCATGGGTTTCTTGAATATAAGTGTATGGAATCAGTTGACAGTTGGAACTGGGCAACCTACTAAGTTGTATGTCACTGTCTTTGCTAAGGCTCTGGCGCCATATGTTGGCGTTAAGTGTCCGCGCGGGGCTTTGGCTGCCACTTTCCAAGGTGATGCTCCTTCTGATGCTAGTGAGAATACATCGATTACGAATTGTATGTATCCTGAACCACTTGGAAAGGAGAATGGTGGATATGTGCGTACAGCGCATACTTCTGTGAAGGACTTGTTACGTAGACCTGATTGGGTAGGCAATGTTAGTTTAACTTTGACTACCACTCCCGGATATACTTGGACAAGAATTGCTCGGGTGCCAGCGTTTGGTGGTAAGTACCATCGAGCGCTGATCCGTCAATTTACTTATTGGACTGGTTCAAACAAGTTGTGGTTTGTGTCGAATTTGTCGGCAAATTCTGCAGTGAGTTTGGCATTTGTGTTGAATTGTACACCATATGCTTTGAGAGATATTGACAAGGCTATAATACCTATTGTAAGACCTGTTCCGATGAGAGGTGTTGTTTTGCCACGTACCATTGATAGAAATACGATGGTTGTTGATGTGCCAATGTACAAGGCTACGCCTCTTGTATCAACTGATCCAGTGAATTATAGTGGAATTTATGGTACTGATTTTGCCTGTGCCATGCCTGTTGTTGATGTTTATGTTATTGGTAGCACGACGACTACCATCACTATGGATGTTTTACATGCCGTAGGTGATGACTTTCAAGCCATGCTTTGGCGTGCTCCAATGGCAGTTCAAGAGCTAGGCACTGCTACCGATGGATTGATTCCTCAAGCCCTTGGTACTGTGACTGGTCCTTGGACGTTTTCAGGAACTTCTATTGCAGCCACAAGTCAACCGTGGTATGCTTTTTCACAGAACAATGATTTGGCTACCTATTTTTCTTCTCAGATTGGACGTACTATAAAGGCAGCATGTGCTAATTCTCTGACCGATTGTAAGTTTGCTGTCATGTTCACGACTCCAGTATCGTCCGATATGGGAGGTCAATTGTCTTTCAAGGCTCTGAATACTGTCGTTTTCAACTTCGATTTTACGATCGTGGCTGGAAAGACTTTGTCAATTTTGGCTTTTGATGGCCCTGCTGCCCCATGGGATAATGTGACATGGTCGTTCATTACTGATGTGACTGGTGGGATTGTTATTCGAGCTTTGCAGCTCTTTGAGAATCCGCCAACTCCGTTTCAATTGGAACAGCTGATGAAGCGGGATTTTAGTAACGAGAACGTTGGAGGACGAGGTTCTACCCAAGGTGGATCTTTTGCCAACCGTTGCGAGCTGGAGTGTGAACTCCCAGAGAGTGACGTCGTCGATGGAACTGATTTTGTGTTTGTAGAGATGCAGGCGCAGGAAACGGATTTGATTGAGGCTGAATATCAGGGTGTCATGGACACCATGAATCAGTATTGTAATACATTTCGTGAGGCCATAGCAAACCTCGATAATCTCAATAGTATATGCAATAAGTTGCGTAGTGTTGATGTTCTCGGGATTTGTAACTGGTTTCGTGAAATTGTGTCTTTGGTATTTTCTTTCATACGAGGAATGTTGTTAACGTTTGTTTGTCAAGATCGCTTGGCCAAAACATTGGGTTTGGTTGAGTTAACGCAGTTTACTGCTAGCGTTGTGGTCGCTCAACATCCGAAACCACCTACAACCGGTGCAATATTCCAAGGAGCTGAAGGAGAACGTTCTTTTGCGAGTTACTTTAAATTCTTTCTGGCTAAGGTCAAGCAGTGGTGTTCGACGCAGTCGGGTTATTCGATGGAGCATATGACGAAGTATGTTTCTGTGCGAACGGCAAAGTTGAAAGCGGACGTGTTTTCGATTGATTACATGTTTGCTTATGTCGAAGCTATTGTGACTTATATCCTGGAAGGAGATAAAGTGATTTTTGATTACATCGTTACCAAACAGGCTGAGTTTGTTGAGTTGGTGATAGATGGTGTGACGCTTGAAAATCGAGAGAAGATATCAGAGCTGAGGAGTGGTATTGATGTACTGGCTTCTCGTCTCCCACGCTTCAAGTTGCCCGATTCTTATCGAACGTATTGTATTAAGTTTGATAAGAGACTATTGGAATTGGAGACGAAGGAGTGTGCTGTGAATGCAATTCCCGAACCAATTGGTGTGTACATATGTGCAGCCCCTGGTACGGGAAAGTCCACTGTTCTGTGTCAAGTTTTGCCTGCTCTTTTGAGAGCAAGAGTAGGATGGGATGGAACTGCTGATGAGTTTAGCGTCAATACGTCAATGGATACGCAAGGTCGTATAGATAAGTACGATGGACAACCTGTAGCTATCTTTGATGAGTTTGGCAGCAATTGTGATGCAAATGAAGCGGCTACTGTCATTAAGATGGTATCGCAATTTGCGGAAAATGTGCAGTCAGCTTTTCTGGATAAGAAGGGTAAGTCTTTTCGGTCTCGAGTGTTGATGTTGTTATCTAATTTGGATAATGTGCAGATGATGACTGGAAATGTGCGGAATATTGATGCTATGGCGCGACGCTTTAGCAAATTCTCTTACACGATGGAATTGCGAACTCCTTCGGGATGTTCGTCCAAACCAGTTTTCAAATTCGATAAATTTCGTCAACAGTTGGACGCTTGTACAACTCATGATTCTGTCATTAAGTTGATGGATGAGACGTTTGTCTTTTATCCTTTGGATATTATGACAGGAATATCACAATTTGGAAATCCTCGTGTATTTGGACAGGTTTTTGAAGAGTTGGTGACTGAATGGTTCGCTAAACTAAAGCACTTTCAATGTATGGAAGCGCTCGTGGAGCGAATTGCTCAGATGCCAGTTGTCTCAGAAAAGGCCACTTTTCAGGGACGTGGATTTGATCCGGCTGAAGGTACGGATGATTCTCCATATTATAGTTCAAGTGAGGATAGCCCTGTTCGAGAGAATATGAAGTATGTTCACACTTTGCGTAATATGGAGAGATCTAGTGATGGAGAATATCTGTTTTGTCTGGGAGTTTCGAGTGATATTTCTTTGTGTCAAGTTAAGGGATTTTCTGATGCTGACATACGAAATATGCGCGAGTTGCTTAATGAGTTGAAGGATCGTGGTATTGACAGTAAGGATGGCGTCTCTGATGGCGTGGTTACCGATTATGCTTCCCTTATGGGCAAGATGGAGAAGATCTTGAATGTGAAACCGTTTCCAGGGTTACTGGAATTGGTGAAATCGTGTATTACATTGAAAAGTGCCGGAATTACTGTTGCCGTAGTGAGTTTGATTTCTACAGTAGCGTGGTCTTGGAGGAGTCTTAGATCTGTGGTGGATTTACAACATGGATATGATACGAATCGTTGGACCATTGTACCGAAACGTGGACAAGTGCCAGCCTCCAAGGTCATTCAGGAGGTTCATAATCAAGGACTTAATGAAAGACATGAAAAGATCCGTCGCAATATGCGACGAGTCTGTATTGGAGAGACTGGATATCAGATGTGTTGCGTCTGTTTGGATAACCAAACGCTTCTACTTAATCGCCATTTTGTGGATCGTTTGCAGGCTAATCAGATGTACATTTCTGTGCATGACTATACTGGTGTTGAGGTAAGCCTACAGCCGCTTTCCTTTTCCCCAAAGGATATTCGGCCAGTAGGTGTGAACACGGATTTGGTTGTGTTGACGCTACGAGGGGCCACCATTAGTGGTGCGAGAAATATTCGGAGCTTTATTCCTGCGAAGAGCCCGGGTAAGTCTCAAGCCACATTGTTGGCCTTGAATGGCGATCATGATATGGAGGGCGAGGTAAACGCAGCACAATGGACATCTTTAAAGGATTCCAAGACAGGAATCTTTTATTCTGCGTGCCCAGCCTTCCAGTTCCAAACGCAGAGAGGGGATTGTGGTCGTCCGTATGTTACTGACGGTCACGAGCCTCTCTTGGGAATTCATTGCGCTTTGTCTGACAAGGCAGTTGCTTATTTTATACCACTTTGTGCCTCTGATTTGCCAGTCGATGATAGTGTTGATAGTGTTGAGATGCAAATTTCTAACGTGGGTCCTCCTGCTCCTGGTATTGAGTGTCCAGGAGTGGTGGGAAAAGTGTTATGGAATGGTTTGCCTTTGAAGTCAAATAGCAGTCCTCAGTCTCAGTTGGTACCTTTGAGACGGTCGAACATGCGTTTTGCTCACCCTGATTGGGAGTGTGATATGCAGCCTGCTAATTTGCGCAACTCTGGTCCGAACAGCATGTTGGTCAAGAACAGTACTAAGTATGCGGTAAAGCCGTTATTTGCTATACCCATCTCGTTTTTGGATAAAATTGTTCACTATTGGAAAAAGCACATTCCTCAAGGAATTGGTTGTGTGTATTCTATGGAAGTAGCGGTGAACGGTTGTGATGGTTTCAATTCTTTGCAATGGAATACCAGCATTGGATGGTTGCGAGAGGCGTATAGTGAGAGTGGAAAGAAGGCACTTTTTGAGAATGCCCCAGGTGTGGAAGATTGGAAAGTGTTTACGGAAGCAGCTAAAACTAAGGTTATACCTAGATTGGGTGTAACGTTTGTTGGGTTGCTAGAGCAGCAGGATGCCTCTTTGCGGCAGGGTAAAGTACCCTTTAGTCCGTGGTTGGCCACGTTGAAGGATGAGTTGAGACCTGTTACAAAAGTGAGAGAAGGGAAGACACGAATATTTGAGATTCCGGGAATAGATGTGACATTGCATATACGTAAGTATTTTGGAGATTTTACTACGTGGTATAAGAATCATTTTGGGTTCCGGTTGTGCCATGGAATTGGTGCAAATAAAGAATCTGAATGGAAGGCTTATATGACAGAGTTTATGTCATTGGTTGACTCGGATCCTCAGGTGTTCGTGGATTTGGATTATAGTAATTATGATGGTAGCGTCAATCAGACGGCTTTTGCATTTTTCAGAGAGATTACGGATTGGTTTTATGAAGATGATGTGGAGTGTCGAAGGGCGCGGCATGCGTTATTGCAGTTGTTGTGCAATGCGTGTATTGTTCTTGGTGAGGATGTTTTGTTTACGAGCCAGGGAAATAAGTCAGGAAATCCTTTGACTGATTTGTTCAATTCTATTACAAATGTGTTCATTTTACAGGTTTGTTTTATGTTGAATCAGTCAAAGGCAGGTGTAGCTGTGGATCCATCAGTTGTTCACCGTGGGATGAGATTGCTGACGTATGGAGATGATGTTATTTTCGGTGTGACAGCCGAGACTAAGTCATGGATGGATTTGGGTTTCATTCAAGATAGTATGAGCTGTTTTGGTTATACTGTGACAGATGGGGCCAAGAAGGCAGAGATTGAGTGGAAGGTCTTTTCTGAAGTTCAATTTCTGAAGTCGAAATTTGTGCCATATAAGAATGTTGTGTTGGCTCCAATGGAGAAGAAGTCGATTTATAAGGAGTTGTTCTGGGAAAAGAGAGGACAAGAGAAAGATAAAACGATTTTTGAACAGAAATTGGATATAACGCAGCAATTTATGGCGCATCATGGAGAGGTTGAGTACAATTTGTTTCAAAGGCAATTGCGTGAGAGAGGAGTTGGAAAGATCTACTTGTTACGAGACTGGCAGGAAAGGATAGATGACATCGAGAGATGGCAGTGCGAGTCGAGGTGTGAAGTATTTTAGTTAGTTTTTGCTTCCGACAAGATAATATTACAGTAGATGGTAGTAAGTAGTATTAGTCTCTTTACCCCCGTTTTAAGATAGCGGGTTATTGATTGTGGTTTCTTATAGACAACTGAG